AAACCACCACCATCAATAATCAAAATGTACTTACCTATTTTACTAGGTTAAAGAGTGATATTAACGGGAATCCTCGTTATAAAATATCTGCTAGTGATCTAGCTGAACTTGCAGGGATTGACTATAACCGATCTGAAACTGCTTACAAAAACTTGGTCAAAGCTGTCCGTAAATTGGGAGCGGGTAAACTTAACACACGCAACCATCCTTACAGCGTCAAAGTAACCTCTTACAATATCGTAAGAACAGCACTTTACCTGATCGAAAAACTTAAAGGCTAACCGATATGTATTACATCAATTATAAACCTACTGAATATAGTAGATGGGCTGTCCTAGTTAGGAAAGAAATTAAAGCTAAAAAGAATATAACCGTGGAAGAACACGAAACTTATGAGGAAGCTCAAGAGAGTTTAGACTTATGCATTTGGGGTGACCCTCTGTGTAAGTACTGGATAAGCACAAGAGCTTGTAAGAACTGGACAGAAAACCACAAATGAGCGAATCGACTACCAATCCATCCGATCTTTCCACGCTTGACGATCAGAGCCTTGAGGTTTTGATTCAACATTACCTGTCCGTGCAACATCGTCTGCCTGATAATATAACTGTCCGTGAACGCTTACTTGAGCTTGAGCGTGAGCAGTTTGAGCGGGAGCGGAAAGCGTCAACGATTGAAGGAATGATCCGACAGAACCAGGACTTACCTATTAAATGATAACCGAAGGAGAATATATATTTATGAGTGCTACTACATTTTTCTGCATTGTTTTTATATTTGTGCTGATCATCGCAACGCTTTACCGAGATTAAATACCTATGAAAGAAACAATACTACAACCCGCTGATATGATTGAAGAGCTGATGTTCCATATTATGTGGAATGAGTTTGACGGGGAGCTGAACCCAAATCATAAATACTTTACTTTATATGTTGAGCTTCAGAAGTTGCTCGACCAAGAAAACAAAAACCTAAGTGAATAATGAACATGAAAGAACCAACCGAAGAAGAATTAGAAGAGATTGAAAAGGAAACTAAAAGAAAAGCTAACAATAAAAGATTTGTTAGAGGTACTCATGCTTTACATGACCAAGCAAATAATGACCCTGAACTTGACCCTGAAAATTTTGAGGTTATAGAAGCGTTGGAGTCTATCGGGGATATGATCAGGAAAAGTAATGAGGTTGAACAAGGAATTGATTTACAAGAGGAGGTAGAAAGGGTCGAAGAAATACACTCTAATGATCCCAGTCCTATGGATGAAGCATCTTTTGCTTTAATGTATGAGAAAATTGAAGGTGCATTAGATACTTTAACCGAGCGTGAACGAAATATATTGTCTCTTAGGTTTGGTTTGAAAGCTAACTATGCTACCACATTAGAAGAAGTTGGGAGGCAATTTAAGGTGGCTCGTGAACGCATTAGAAAGATTGAGGCTAAAGCGTTGAAAAAGATGAAGCGTCCGGAAAGAATAAGACAACTAGATAAGTTCTTTGAAGAACCTGGTGCTATTAATAAACCTAAACCGGAAGCGTTAAGACAGTTAGGACTATGAGGCAATACGACTTACCAAACTACGACAACTGGCTGAACAGCAACAACCCATACGACAGAGACTATGAACTGGAAGAAGAGAGAGAGTATCATTTGGAGAATATTAGCGTACTTAAAACCGAAGAGGACATTGAAGAATACCTGTTATACCACAAGATCGAAGACCCAAGAGAAGACTGACCTGTTCTGGGAGGCTGAAGCTGACATACTGAGAGATGAGTGCAAACGAATACTACGAAACAGAGCTGACTGACCTGCCACCTGACCTGCGGATTGACAAGAAGGCTATTGATGAGGGCTTTCGGTGGTTCTGGGCAAACAATCAGATAACCGGGTTCAAGCGTGATAAGTACGGAGAGTATGTCAGAGATGATGAGGGAAATCTTATAGCGTATCGTACATCTAAGGCACGGGTGATGAATACTGGATGGTTTAACTTCAAGAACGAGAACAACTACAACGAAGAAGATGAGTGAGACTCGTGGACATGTGTGGCGTATGCGTGAGTGGGGACGGGCACAATATCGTAACCGACAAGCAAAGCTGAGAGCAGAGGGAGAGTGTAGTAAGACTGAATCTGCAAAGAGAATGCTTAGAGTGATGTCACCTAGATTGGGCAAGCGGGTAGAGGATTTCATGTATACATTCGGAGGTAATACTGAACACACAACACCATTGTTCCTGACCTTCATATTAGATATGTGTCCGTACCAGGTCAGTGCCTTAGCTTTGCAAACATTTCTTGATAACTTACAGTTTAACTTACCTGTTGGCAGAATGGCTTTCAGAATTGGGAAAGCATTTGAGAACCAAGCGAGGTGGGACAAAGCACTGGAGACTATGCATCCGAATAAGCTTGATCTGTTAGCACTGGATGATCGGTCAAAAGCGATGAAGTTGAAACAGTTCTATCACTATGAGGAGGAGCGGTTCACACTGTGGGATACTAAGTGTAAGGCATCCTTGGGTGCGTGGTTGTTAGAAGAAATTCGTGTAGAGACTGGATTGTGGGAGATAGGATTTAATACAGGGGGGCAGAAAGGGCACAAACCAGAACGCATAGTCGTACCTACCGCACAGTTTAAAGATTGGGTACAACGATTTGATACGTGGAAAGAGACTACTCGTGTATTTAAGATGGCATTACCTGACCGACCTGTTGATTGGTACGGATTAGTGGGCGGTGGGTACAGTGTTAAGCACATGCCTCCGCAAAAGTTTATTACTGGTAAACCTGTTGAGTGGTTTGAGGATTACGAGAAGAGTTACGAGCATGCGATGAGTGCTTGTAGCAAATTGCAACAGGTAGAGTGGCAGATCAACACAGACATGTTAGATATTACATTGAAGTGTTGGGAGAACGAAAGAGTGGTAGGTAATATACCTAACTTTGGTACGATACCAGAGCAACCGAGATACACAGGAAATTGTCCGCATGAGTTACGAGCTTGGAAGTTAAAACAGAAAGATATTAAACAAGTAAATGATGCTAACAATAGCAAGCGGTATCAGACTTGTAGGATTCTACACCTAGCTAAGATATATAAGACATGGGATAGGTTATACTTTCCGTATCGATGTGATTACCGGGGGCGAGTGTACGCTATGCCGTACTATTTACACCCACAAGGAACCGACTTGGCTAAGAGTTTGTTAGACTTTAAGAACGGACAACAAGTGGTGGATGAAGAGGACTTGGAAGCTGTACTTGTACACGGTGCTAACATGTGGGGAGTGAAGGGTACACGAGAGGAGAGACTGGAGTGGGTAGGTAAACGCAAACACTATATCCTCGAAGCAGCTGAGAATCCACACGGAACTGACTGGTGGACTGAAGCTAGTGATCCGTTCTGTTTCTTACGCTTCTGTTTAGAGTACAAGCAGTACACGGAGGAGGGTTACGGATATGTGTCTTACTTACCTGTGCGTCAGGACTGTTCGAACAATGGTATGCAGATACTGAGTCTGTTGTTACGAGATAAGAATACTGGACGGATGTGTAACCTGGTAGAGGAAGATAAAGCTAATGATATGTACACTGAGTTCAGTGATATGGTGTACGATGAGATGAAGCAGGACGGAGGTACACTAGCACAGAGTTGGATGAGGTATGGGTTCACTAGAAAACACGCTAAGTTAGCAGTTATGAACAGACCATACGGTGCTACCCACTATAATCTTGTACAGGATTTATTTAAAAGCATAGGAGTCAATCATCCGTGGACTAGTACAGGTGAGATGCTTACCTCTGTTATATGGATTAGTAAGATCGTTAACCGATTGGCTAACAAAGTGTGCAGACCTGTTAATAAAGTGATGAACTTTTTAAGGGAAAGTGTACGAGCTTTAGGTTACGACTCAGCTATTACTTGGACAACACCGACTGGATTCAAAGTGGTTCAAAGCTACCGCAGATATAAGAAGATAGATGTGGAAAGTGTCTTTCAAAACTTGAGTGTTACTATCCAAGCAGATGAATTGGCTGATAAGATTGATCCAAAGGGGCAAGGCAACGCAGTGACAGCTAACTTTATCCACAGTTTGGACGCTTGTATCGTACATCAAGTGGCTAATGAAGTTGACTTTGACTTAGCTACAATCCATGACTGTTTCGTGACACATGCAAGTAATGCTAAACAAATAAACCGAATGGTGCGTGAAGCATACACTAAAACATTTTCTGTTGATCTACTAGAAGAGTTCCGTGTAGAACAGATCAACAACAACCCGACCGCAGAACTTCCATCCGTGCCGGAACTTGGAGACTTAGATGTTACCGCAGTAAAGCGTATGAAGTATCTGTTGTCTTAACACTGATAGATAAAAATAATGAGTATAAAAGCTAGAAGAAAACACGATATAATTAAAGCAAAAGGTACAGCTAAATACTGTCACCTTAACGAACCAAACAAAAAGTTTGAAGCTGAGTACGGAGCTTGGAGCTGTGATGTTGTAATAGACAAAGAACAAGCAGACGCAATTAAAGCACAGCTTCGTCCGTTGTATGAGGAAGAGTTAAGAGAAGTACAAGAAGCAAATGCTGGTAAGAAGATTCAACAGCGGGAGTTTCCGATTGATGAAGTTGATGGCGGGTTTGTATTGAAAGCAAAGTTGAAAGCTGGTGGTCGTCGTAAAGATGGTAGCGAGTATCACTTAAGCGTACCATTGTACGATTCAGTAGCTAAACCACTTGATCCAGATGTTAAAGTATGGGGAGGTAGTAAAGTAGTAGTAGCTTTCCGTCCTCGTTTTTACTACACCTCAATGGTAGGGTTTGGAGTTGGTTTTGACTTGCAAGCTGTACAGGTACTGGAAGTCGCAGGAGGTGGTATGTCCTCTGTTGCCGCTAGTGCTTTTGGATTCACCGAAGAAGAGAGTGGATTCGTAAACGGTGGTGAAAACTTAGAGGGTGGATTCGATGCGGAAGAAACGGAAGAAGAGGTCATCGCGAACTTCTAAGTACCGCTCCGGATTCGAACAAACCTTAGCTAACCAGCTTCAGCGTAGTGGTGTTGCTTTTGAGTACGAAACAGTAAAGTTAGAGTATCAAAAGATAGCTACCTACACTCCCGACTTCATACTACCCAACGGCATCATCATTGAAGCCAAGGGTGTATGGACGGTGGAGGATCGAACGAAGCATCTACTAGTCCGTCAACAACATCCACACCTAGACATCCGACTAGTATTTATGAATGCTTTTAATAAGATACGGAAAGGAAGCAACACTACCTACGCCCGCTGGTGCGAAAAGAAAAACATAATATATGCAAATAAAACTATACCAAAATCATGGCTTTCACCAACACACACCAACCCTGTCCAAAGTGCGGATCAAGTGATGCAAGAGCCACTAACGACGACGGAAGCTGGCACTGTTTCAGTTGCAACCGTCACGCTGGAGGAGGAGAACGAGTGAGCGAACCAACACCGAGAGAGTTTGTCAACGGATCACCTCAAGCAATCGCCCGAAGAAACCTAACTGAAGATACCTGCCGTAAGTGGGGGTATTGGATGGGAACTGCTAACGGTCAACCTGTACAGATAGCTAACTATAAAACAAGAGACGGTAAGACATGCGGACAGAAGCTACGGTTTGCTGACAAGTCATTTGCTGTACGAGGAGAGCTGATTGGATTGTACGGTCAGCACTTGTGGAGGGACGGAGGCAGACGAGTAGTTGTTACTGAGGGTGAGGTAGATGCACTGAGTGTGTCCCAAGCTTTCGATAACAAGTGGGCAGTAGTCAGTGTACCTAACGGAGCAGGAGCAGCTAAGAAGTTTGTCGCTCAAGCTATCGATTGGTTAGACAGATACGATCAAGTTGTCTTCTGTTTTGATATGGATGATGTGGGCAGAAAGGGAGCAGCAGAATGTGCAGCACTCTTGACACCTGGTAAAGCTTACATCGCAGAGCTACCACTAAAGGATGCTAACGACATGCTTGTTGCTAACAGAAGTAAAGAGTTAGTGAACTGTTTGTTCGACGCTCGTGAGTACAGACCGGACGGTATCGTAAACGGTAAGGAACTCTGGGATGTTATCAGCCACAAGGAGGAACACAAAAGCAAACCGTATCCGTTTATCGGACTGAACAGTATCACTCACGGGATGAGGTTAGGTGAACTTGTTACTGTTACTGCTGGTAGCGGTATCGGTAAGAGTCTGTTCTGTCGTGAGATAGCTCACCATCTGTTAGGGTTGGGTGAGACGGTAGGTTACATAGCTCTTGAAGAATCCGTCAGGCGTACAGCACTGGGTATCCTAGGAATACACATGAACAAACCACTACACCTAGATGATGATATGTTAGATGAGAAGGAATTGAAACCTGCATTCGATAAGACAGTGGGTAACGGTAAGTTCTACACCTACGATCACTTCGGTAGTATGGAGAGTGACAATCTTCTGTCCAAAATAAGGTACTTAATTAAGGGCTTCGATTGTAAATGGATATTCCTAGATCACCTATCGATTGTTGTTAGTGGTATCCAAGGAGACGATGAACGCAGACTGATAGATAATACAATGACCAAGCTACGATCTCTTGTTGAGGAGACAGGGTGTGGTATGGTATTGGTCAGTCATCTAAAGCGTGTGGATACAGGACATGAAGAGGGTGGACGAGTAAGTCTGCATCACCTCCGAGGGTCCCAAGCAATCGCACAGCTAAGTGACATGGTCATCGGATTGGAACGCAACCAACAAAGCGACAGGCTATCTAACGAAACAAAAGTAAGAGTACTGAAGAATCGATTCAGCGGTGAGACCGGACACTGTAGTACTTTGTATTACAACATAGACACCGGACGATGCACCGAGGAAGAGAGGGCGAGTACCTTTAACGAAGAAACAAATAATGAACCATTCTAATAAATATGAGAACACTATTCTTTGATGTAGAAACAAATCCTATAGAGGACTTCACTAATCTGACGGACTTACACACGGTACACTGCTTGTCTGTGTACGATCCAATGACTCCTAAGATGGTGACCTTTGCTGGAGATAGTATACACCGTGGACTGACAGCCTTAGCAGAAGCAGACCGTCTCGTCGGACACAATGTTATTAAGTTTGATATACCTGCTTTGAAGAAGCTGTACGGATTCTCTCCACCTCTTGTTAAAGTAGTAGATACATTGGTGATGAGTCGTTGTATATTCTCTGACCTACGCAACGAGGACTTCGGTCGGAATAACTTCGATCCTAAACTTGTAGGTAGTCACAGCTTGAAAGCTTGGGGACACCGGATGGGTAAAGCTACGAAGCTGACATACGGAGAAGAGGACGGTGCTTTCGATCACTACAACGATGAGATGCGTAAGTACTGTGAGAGAGACTGTATAGTAACACAGATGTTGTACGATTATCTGCTGAAGCAAGACCCTAGTAATGTTATGATGAGTATCGAGCATTGGTTCGCATTCATCATCAGCCAACAGGAACGACACGGATTCAGCTTTGATCTTAATAAAGCAGATAGACTGACAGCCAAGCTTACATCTATTCGTGCTGAGTTGAAAGACGAACTGCAACAGATGGTAGCACCAAAGGTGGAAGAGATGAAGAGTCCTGCTGGTTGGGTGTTACAGATAGACATGGAAGATGGCGTAGAGATCATCAAAGCTGAGACTAAGGTAAAGCTAAAGGACATATTGAAAGCTAGGGGTCTGAAGCAGACACTGTTAAAGGAAGCTAAGAAGAGCGGTAACAAGAAGAAAACTACACTGTTTAACCCTGGTTCTCGACAACAGATAGCAGCAGCACTAGCTGACCTTGGATACGAGTTACCAGTAGAACAAGACGCTACCACACCTAAAGTAGATGAGGGTGTACTGAAGAAGATAGACCATCCAATAGCAGCTAAGTTGTTAGACTATCTATTAGTACAGAAAAGACTTGGTCAGTTAGCGGAAGGGGAACAAGCGTGGTTGAAGCTGGCTAAGAACGGACGGATACACGGTAGCGTTAATACAAATGGAGCGGTGACCGGGCGGTGTACACACAGCAATCCAAATGTAGCACAGGTTCCTGCGTGTCGTGTACCGTATGGTGAAGAGTGTCGAGGATTGTTCGGTGCGGGTGTTGGTAGGAAGTTAGTGGGATGCGATGCTAGTGGGTTGGAGCTACGGATGTTAGCACATTACTTAGCATTCTACGACAGAGGAGAGTACGGAAAGATCGTAACAGAAGGAGATATACACACAGCTAATCAACAAGCTGCTGGACTGGAGACACGGGACCAAGCTAAGACATTCATCTATGCTTTCCTATACGGAGCAGGTGATGCAAAGATTGGAGACATCGTAGGAGGTACAGCTAAAGAGGGACAGATGTTAAAGCGTAAGTTCCTATCTAACCTACCAGCACTGAAGCGTCTGCAACAAGACATCAAAAGAAAAGTAGAGAACGGTGGTGTACTGATGGGACTTGATGGTCGGGTGTTACGCATACGCAGTAGTCACGCAGCACTAAACATGTTGTTACAATCAGCCGGAGCGGTGTGTATGAAGGTAGCACTTATCCAACTGTTCCACGCACTAGGTAAACATAAGTGGCAGCACGGGAGAGAGTATGCATTTGTTGCTAACATACACGACGAGTTCCAAGCAGAAGTAAAAGGAAGATATGCAGATGACTTCGGTAAGTTAGCAGTTCAAGCTATTCGTGTAGCAGGTAAAGAACTAAAGCTGAATGTACAGTTAGATGCTGAGTACAAAGTAGGAGACACATGGGCACAGACACACTAAGATATGGACGAAGTACAATACGATAGTTACACTACTCTTGCATACCTCTATGATACACACGATCTTACCATGCCATCATCAAATTCACAACGGATAGGAGCAATAGCAGAGACTCGCTTCATAGCTGAATGTTTAGAGCGGGACTTTGAACCACACACACCAACGACTCCTATGCCTTGGGACTTTATAGTCCACTGTCCAGCAGGTGATCTAAGAGTACAAATAAAAAGCACAAGCGTTAAGGACAAGTCAGCTTACACAGTTAACTCGTCGTGCGGTGCATCTGTAAAAGGATACATGTCTGATGATATAGATGTTGTAGGTATTTATATATCTCCGTTGAAGGAGTGGTGGATGATACCTAGATACTTGATAAAGAGTAAGAC